AACTAAAAGCTACAATACCTCTCACCAAATCAACAGTTGTAACACCATCATTGGATACTATATCAAATAATTCTATAAAACTTTTATCTTGTGCTGCCATTTTTTTAACCTGATGATAATGCGATAGATTGAAGTTCAACTAAAGTTTTCTCAGTCGATTTTGTTAGAAACCTAATTGATTTTGATCCACCACCTGGTTGTCCTGCTTGAACAAAGTGTGGATTGGTGTTTAGGAATTCTGAAACCAACCCATTTATGTCAAGTGGATCACCAGCGTCAGTGTATCTTTGTTGACCAGTTTTTGGATCAACCACTTCAACTTCTCCTGCATCAGTCATTTTGACATTGTTTCGCACCAATGTTGCCACTTGATTAGGGGATATTGCCCTGCTCTTTGTAGCCGCATCAATCAAAGCATTGTCCACTTTGACCTTTGTGAGTTCTGAAGTCAAATTGTTGATCTTGCCTTGAAACTTCTCGGCGTTCTCTTTCAACAATTTTTCAAACTCTGACTTCTCCTTGGCTTGTGAAATTTTTTGCTCTTCTTCTTGGGCCAAGAATGCCTGGTATTTCTCAACGTCTATACCTTCAAACTTTTTTGTGTATTTGGCTTCTGCTTTTCTTCTTACTTCCGCCGCCACAGCATCAAGTTCTGCCTGTGTATAAACTTTCGCGGGTTGATTGTCCGCTGTGTCCTGGATCGTGTTTGAGACTGGCTCTGCAACCCCAGTGGTTGGTTGAGCGTCTGTCGATGTTTGTTCTTGACTCATCGTAGTCCTCCTATTGTTATGCGTGGCAGGATTACCACTATGTTATTATTTATTAGTAAAACTGCTCAAACGAGTCTATGTCCCATTTGTCGTAGTATCCAGACTTCTTGAGTTTTTGTTGTGCTTGTTTCAGTTTTGCCATTCCCTGTATCATTATCAATGGTGCTTTGCCATAACTGAATGATACACCTTTATGTAGTCCGTTATTGGCAGGGTGGTCATACATTATGGCGAACTGAGGATTTTTTTTGTGTGCCTGTTTGCAAAGTTGTGATAATTTTTTTTCTGTTATCTTGTGATTGAAATAAAGGATCACAATGTCCAAATGGAAAATATTGAAAAGGCCGCAACAATGATTGATTTGAGACAGCACATCTTGTTTTGCCACTGCGATCTGTATCTTGTTGTCTTCGAGAGTTTTTTTGGCAAAGGGGCAGACAGGTTGCTGACTAGATTTATGTGTTTTGATAACAACCTGCCTGATCCACTTCTCAATGTCTTCTTTACTTCCTACGGCCACTTTTTTTACGAGAACCCATAGGAGATCTTCTACCAGACTTTGAGCCTCTTTTATTGTGCTTCTTTCCTCTGTGCATTTGCTTTCTCCTTTTGTCTATGTTTGGTAGGATATATTTCTGGCCTACCTTCATTTCTTGATGGGGCATACAGATCTAATAATTCAAGACCTCTTGCGTGTGCCACTTGTTTCATCCTTACACACGCCTTCCTTGCTCGGCTGGCATTTGTAAAACTTGGATGCTTCATCAATTTCTCATAATGAGTGAAATAGTCAAGGCAGATCTTTTTTAGTTGTAGATGCCTTGCTGTCTCCTCTGGTTGTCTAAAAATTCTTCTAATCATCTTTGGGTCCAATACTTGTAAATTGTATAGAATGCCAAGGTGCTATCCTGCCGTGGCTATTCCTGTATAGTTCTCCTGTGGTGACGTTTTGTGCGGCCATATATTCTTTGTAGCCATTGCCAAACATTTTCTTGGCGATTACCTTTGCTGGCTTCCACTCCTGGCCATTGCGGTAGTATCTCGAATGAATGCTTTGTTGCCCTTTGGCTTTCTTTGTGCCTGCCATCGCTGTCTACCTCCATTAAAAGTTTCTCTCTATCCATTGGTGCAATTCATATACCATATAAACACAAAATCCTATCCATAACCAAAATAAAATTATCTCCACGATCGCATACTCCAAAAAGCAGGCGATAAACTTTTTTGTCCTTTGACTTTTTCAAGTATTGCTCCCATCCTTGCAAGGAAACTTCTTTGCCTTGCTGGAATGTTTTTTTTGATCCTCATCGTTGGATCACCATATCTCACTATTTGCACCCTTTTGGTTCTCTGGTTCCTGACATACACAGCGAACTTCTTGCTCTTGCCGGGAGTCCTAAAAGGTTTGTTTAGTGTGACCTTACGGCCTTGATATTCTGCCATTACCTGCCTGCCAACCTATCCATATGTGCATAGATCCTACCAATCACTTTATCAAGCGACATAAGTTCTTGGCTCAACATCGCCACCATAGTTTGTAATTCTATTATGGTAACCAATGCCCAAGTTGAGATGCCCATCAGTATGGTTCCCAACAATGCTATTAATGCCGTGTTTGTTTTTCTTGTCATTTTCTCTTTCTTCTCAAATCAAGGTCGTGCTTTCTTGATCCACGAAGGAAACTATTGACTCGACCCATTGCCCAACTTTGCATTGTTTGTCCAGGTCTGGATCCTGCGCCAAGGAATGCACCTTGACCACGTCTATACACCTTTGCCAGTGTTGAATATGAGAACCTTGATCGGCTGGCCTTGTCTTGTAAAGTTTTTCTAGTTGTGCCAGTTATTGGTTTACTTTTTGCCAAGTCTAACCCTCCTGTCAATCAATGATTGTGGTATCCGTTTGCCTTGTTTGTATAATCTGCTGATACGATTGACCACGCTGGCAAGTTCTTGCCTGGCCGATCCTTTGATACCTGATAGGTATTTTTTAGGTAGTCCCGTTTTCTTGTCCTTGGGGACTCGTCTCTGTTTGACCATTTGCCGCTCCTGTGTTTGTGAAGAAATTGGCTATCTCTGGATGTAGTTCCAATATCTGTTCATTTGTAAGTTTGTCATTTTCAATCATATCTCTCATATGCTGGACCATATCAACTGGATTTTCCATTGGTGGATGTGCTTCACCATTGTCTGCCAATTGGTTCTGCATCTCTTCCATTTCGTCTTCATCTCTGGCCAGTATTTCAATAAGTTTCTGATCTATAATTGCTTTGACATTTGGAGTTGCTGTTGCTGAATCTCTTTGTGTTTCAGCGGCCTTTTTAAGTATGTCTATATCCAAGTTCTTGTCTCTTATATGGAACGCCATTGGATATTTGATTGATCCGTCCCACGCCTGTCCTTGCCATAAACTGAACAATCTAAATATTTGTTCTTCAGCAAGTTCCAAATTCTTTGCCTTCTCACATAATTTTGCATCCAACATCAAGAATTCTGATTGCATAGCAACACCGGACATCTGTCTTGTTTCAACTGCCCTGATGGCTCCAAGGTGTGCCATCCTGTCTATTGCTTTCACGGTTGAGTCCATTGTTTTCAATATGGCTTCAAGATTACCACCTGATGGTTGTAGTAGGTAAGGTTTCAATGCAGGATCTAATTCGTCCGGCATAGTGATAATTGCACCTGCACCCGCCGCCGCTTGGACGCCGTTGGTTTTCACAAGTGAAGGGTGGTTAGTCAATGATATAAGTTGTTCTGCTTCTGAATTACATTCCATTAGGAATCTTTGTGATTGTGCTATTGAATCAATGTCTGAAACACCTATGCCTCTGATTGGCCCTCTGTTGGCATACACCCAAACAGCAGGCACCTTGCCCAATGTGTTTGGTTTTTCTTCCAGCATTGTGAAAGGCTCTTTGACATTGGCTGGATTATAAGACATCAATGTAATAGTGTCTGGTGTCCATTTTCTCAAAAAGAATTCACCTTGCCTTTGGTATGGTCTATCATCCTGTTCTAATAAAACTAATTCTTCTATCTCATAGTGTCCGTTTTCCTTTCTCACGAACTTCCAATTTAAAATATTTTCTGGTGTGTAGATGACTCCATATGGACGGATGCCCTGTTCAAGTTCTGCGGCTCTGGTGCCAACTTGTATTTCTGGTCTATCCATAAGCACAACACAATGTCCATAGATGCTGGATTGAACGTTGACATCTCTCATAAAGTTTTCAAATGTTCTACCCTCCATATCTGCATCTTCTAAGAACTGCTCTATCTCCGGTGACCCTTCTAACCAGCCAAAGTCCCTTTTAGGGTTTTGCCTGTAAAGAAAACTTGAATAGGTGTGGATTACAGATCTGCAATGATTGTCTTCTGCGGCGTGTGCCAATCTTGTTAAGTATTCGCCTTCATTTTCATAGGCGTATCTTTTTAGGTATAGGCCTCTCTTGTATTCACTGCCACCTAGATAACTTCTCTTCAGGAACTTCCAATGGTTTATATAGACATCATAATCTCTGTGGACTGGTAGTCCTTTTGTCTGTCCTGTCACTGTGCTTAATGTTGGTCCTAGTCCGTATATGTCTACATCTGCCATTATCTCATCACTCCTGTTTTGACATTATATCTTTCAGGGACTGTGTTCTCATAACTGGTTTTGATGGGGTAAAGAAATGATATTTGGTATCCTAATGCATCATTCATATGGTCAAATCCTTGCGTCTTGTCAGGCAACACGGTTCCCTCTTTATATGTGTGTTTGCTAATACTATTTAACAGATTCTTGCACTTGGGATGAATGAAGATGCCTCTGTGGCCTGATGCCGAACATAACTTGGCATTCACCGAATTCACCCTGTCTCTGATGGCCATATGCCTTGGTGGCACTTTGCAAATGAATCCAGCATTCTGTAAAATTGATAAATCTGTCCTTCCTCCCGCTGATGTCTTACGCTGTCTTGAAGCAGGATCTGGATACACAAATATTTTCTTGCCAGGATATCTACGATGTATCTCTTGGCATAATTCATCTGTGTTTGAACTCCATATCTGTATTTCATCAAAGATATAGACCACGCCGTTTTC